GATTGGTCGTTTGGAAGGGTTACCCCTCACCAAACGCAGATGGGTAGGGGTTTTCGGCGGTCCTGACATAATCGAAAACTCCTATTAATCATCGGCTTGGGGACCCCAAAAAAAGTTTTCTAACCTGCGGCGATGTGAAGAAAGGCTAGGCGGCGGTCCTTTTGGCGCCAGGTTACAGGGATTTGACCTCCCCCTCCCCTCCACATCCGTTGATGGTAATCATTATCATTTGAAGCGTTCACGCCCTGTTTTCGAGCGGTGGCAAGGCCAGCACAGGCTTTCAAGGTTCGAATCATCATCGGTACCCCCATGAGCCTTAGCCTTGATATGGTCAACGGTTGTGGCCGCGACAGCGCGTCCAGTACGCAGGCAGTTCTGACACAGATGATTATCACGCTTCAGGATGCGCGCGCGCTTGATATCCCACTTGCCGCCGTAACCACGCTCATGGCGGCTCTTACCCTGCTGGTGCTGTTGCCAGCCCTCATTTCGATGCTGCTCACAGTAGCCTGAACGGTCCGTAGTCGTACCGGGACAACCTCTCTTGCGACATGCGCGAGGGATTAACGCTGGCATGGTTCAATCCTCACGGAACCGTAGAGCGATTGAGTTCAGCATCTGCTGTAAGTCTTGGGCTTTCTCCATCGCCCATGCCGCTGGCTCCGGTCGTTGACTTTGCACAGGTGGCGGCGACTTGCAGGCGCTTACGCCCAGCAGAAACATCAGCACGGAGACTTTCGATAGTCGCGTTAGCATCAGCAAGCTCCTTTGTGTATTTGGCATCCAGTGCAGCGACATCACGCTGGCGGGTCTGCATGTCTTTAATGGTGGCGGTCGCCAGGAGGAGTTTCTCAGTGGCCTTATCGCGCTGGTCTCTGTAAGTGATGGCGTTGTCGCGGTAGTGGTTCACGAAGAAAGCCAGTGCGCCGATTAACGCCAGCACCAGCAACTGCAGCCAGTAACGCTTAACCAGTGCGCTAATCATGACAGGAACAGAGCTCGCTCTGCCTCCCGCCGACGTGTCAGCCCATTCAGCACCTTCCCACCAGCTTTATTCCAGCGCAGGAACTCATCGGCTGCACCAGCGTAATCTCCGGCGTTGAGTTTTCGCAGGAGAGTCGATGTCGACAATGACCGCGCACCGAGGTTATACGTGAACGACACCAGGGCATCGAATTGCCCCTGAGTCAGGCCAACTTTAACCAGTCGTGACACGTCACTTTCGTAACTGACCATTCCTGTCTTCAGCAGGCGTTCTGCCGTTTCCTGCTTAATTGTCATCCCGGCACGGATTGGTTTCCCGTCGACGGGCTGAGTCCAGCCATAACCGATCGTCCAAACGCCGACGCTGTCCTGATAGGCAGTGAGCTTGCAACCTTCGAACTCTTTGATCAGGGCAATGCCTTTATCACTGGTTTGCATTCTTCATCCCCGTCAAGCGTTCCCAGAAATAGGTCAGAGCCACTGAACCCATCGCCCCGCTAATGCCGGACGTGACAAGGATCATGTGAAAACTCAACCCACTCTCCACGCTTATCAACCCGCCAATCAAACCGGTAAAGCCGGAGACAGCGATCTGTGCCAGCGCGTTTATCCAGCTCCATGTCGCTTTATTCTGCTTTACGTCGATCAGGTAGCGAACTAAACCGCCCCAGCATGCAATGCCGAGCAGGACTAACCAGGACAGGCCTACAATTTTGTGGTCGTCATTCATACGCTTTGCCATATCACCTCCGAAGGAACGGGGTGCTGTTTGTGTAGAGTGGAAGGATGCCAGGAAACAACGACCGGACATCGCAAATACAAAAGCCCCGCACGATGGCGAGGCTCTTAATTCTTTGTCGACCTACGAAGCTATGGCGACGATATCATATTTACATGAAATATATGCTATTTAATTGACTTTTGCAATACCATGCCGCGAAAAAGTCGTTTTTTGTTGTGAACGTGATCGAGAAACCGTCAGCAAAGCTTGTCTGTCCAATCCTTGGAAAATTTCCCCCATAGCCCGCCAGTAGCCAGAATAGTTATGGCTCCAGTTATCGGGTTTAATTCCGATCATAGAAGCTGGCGCATAACGTAAGCAGCCTTCCCTGCCTGAAATATCCGCTTTTTCATTCTGAGCCGCCAGCCAGATGAGCTGACGCAGGCGATCTACCGTTTTCTTTGCAATGCGCACACCTGCAAATTGTTGGTTGAATTGCTCCCACGCCCAGCGGACAATCGTCTCCTGGAGCTCCCAGCAGATATTGTCGCTGTAGGTCCAGAGCAACCATGCTCTCTGATGGTCTTCCAGAGACAGGACAGCGCGGCGCCATGATGCGGTGCCGAACTCTACCGGACTCACCAGCGCGATTGACGAGCCCTTGGCGCGTGACTGACTGCCGCTCATCGGCGGGCCGTCGGGGTTAACCATGCGCTTTTTCTGCGCGTCATAGACTTTCTTCCGCCCCCGGCTGCGCGCCGTCGCGGTGAATTGCGCGTTCTCGGCGAAAGCGACCAGCTGCCCTTTCGTCGCCCCGCTGAGGTCTGCGGTCGCCACAATGAGCTGCTGACGTACGTATTCCAGTTGCTGACTGTTCATGCGGCTTCCTTCTGTGGCTGGTTGGTTTTGGTCTGGCTGTGCTTTGCTACTGGTGGCATGTTGGCGCGCTTTACGCTTTCTGCCTGGTACCGGATAATCTGGTCACGTGTCATTCATCCACCCTCTCGTTCTGCCAGAGAGGAAGTGGTGACTTATCCCCGGCGCGGCGAATGCGTGACTTGGCGTTCTTCTCAATCTGAATGAGCTTCTCGATATTCTGACGGCGCTGCTTTTCTTCCCGGCGGAGATATTTCACGCTTTCCCAGTAGCGAGACTCCTGGTCGCAAAGTGTCATCAGGTAGTCGAATGGATCGATTAGCGTTTCGCATTTCCGGCAGCGTAGCGTTCGCTCTTTTCCGTTTATCGATACAGCAGAGTGCAGACACATGACCTTTTGGCCTTCGCGCTGAATGACCAGCCCATCCTGCAGGTCGTTATTCTTTGACGGGAAAGCGACAACCTTGCCCAGTTCAATTTCGGTTTCTGTGCTCATGCGGCCTCCCGCTGTTTCAGTGCTTTGAGCTTGGCGCGGTACTCATCGCGGATCCGGATGAAGTCTTCCCGGCGGTAGTTGGTCATTTCATGGGGCCCGTTGAGCCAGTTGACGTATCCCTGACCGTAACGAGCGACCAACCCAGCTTCGTATTGCTGCGCCACGGTCGCCTCTTTGGCGGTGTACTTGCCAGCTCCGGCATTACAGGATTTGCACTGCTTATGGGCGTTGCGTTCTTCAAAGCGCAGTTCAGGGTAAGCACCTACTGTCTTGAAATGGCCGCAATCCCACTGGCCACCATGCAGATCAGGCGGATTGGTCTCGCCGCAGCTGATGCATGGCAAATCGGCGTCGCGCGCACGGATAAAGGCGTTGAAAGCTTTCTGAGCCTGAGCCTTGTAGTATCCGTCTGGCCTGAGCTCTGCCAGCCGCTCCTTGCGGCGTTTGCGCCCGTCCTTCTCAGCCTCTTTTTGCTCCTTGATGCGCTTAGCCGCGGCTTTCACCTTCTCCTTCTTGCGTTCTTCCATTGCGAGGATTGCGCCGTGTTCCGGGCAGCACCAGCGGATCCGGATGTCGTGGAATTTCGGCACGAAGTATTCACCGCATACTTTGCACTTACGGCGGGATGGTTTACGCATGCTTCCTCCGTGCCGCGAGTCGCAGCCATTTCTGATCCACCAGGCGGGCGGTGTAGCCCTTCAGGGTCGGGATGTCGGACGGCTTAACCGCTGGCTTACGCTGGCGGCGCGCCGGAACGCGGAAGATTTCATTGGTGATGACGCGTGCGAGAGGACTACCCACGGGAAGCCCTCCACTCTTGCGCCCAGGCGATGCGCTTACTGGATGCTTCGGAGAACTTCACTCCGCGGTCGGTTCCGAACCAGTAAATCGCCTCGATGACGTCTACCATGTAGCGCTTGCTGGATTTGGATGTGCGGACGCCGAAATAAACGCGTCCGCCGTTGATGCCCGGCGCGGATTTCTGCTCCTGGTTATGGGTCTGATTCACCAGAACGGTGATGAGGTCCTTCCATTCCTCGCGGGTCAGCTTTTCGCCGTGCCAGACTACCTGGTCAGACAGGTCTTTCAGCAGCGGCCACATCAGGCGATTCTGCTTGTCGGTGCGGGTCTCTTCCCGGGCCTCGACCACCATCGGCGCACGAGGATTTACCGGCAAGGTGCGAATGTACGCGATGAGGTTCTCTTTAACGGTGTCGTTAACGATGCAGTAGTGCTGCTTCATACGCCACCTCCGAGAGGTAACGCAGAATGCAGAAAATCGCAGGTGCATTTCTGCATCTGTGACAAGGTGAGGAGTTCAGATTGTGGTCGCATTTAAGTCCCCTTAAATGCGAAGAAGTCTGCCAGGGTTGTTCAGGCCGTCAGCAAAGAAAGTATGGACGGTTGATTCAACAAAATCAACTAAAGAAAAAGGCCTCCGAAGAGGCCATGGCTCTCGATATGGGGATTCCCATATCGCTTGTATGGTAGCTATGTCAACTCAGGCAGTTTGAAGCCAGCCATGTCTTCTGCCCGGATGGGAGGTGACAGGCAGTCAGCAAAGACCAGTGAACCATCGAGCAAGATAACGAAACTCCACCCTCTGAACAGGCTGGCGCTACACCAGTCGGCCTTAAGCGGCACATCTGGCATCCTGTCCGGGAAGGTTGGGTAATGCCCTGCAAGCCACTCCATGGCGTCGCAGCGGTTGATGGTGTAATTGTCGTACATCATGCCTCCTGCTGCGGTGCTGCTGGCAGCGGCATTTTCATCCAGTGAGTAATGCCAGTGATAGACTCGTATTCTTCATTCCAGTCAACAAAATTATGCCCATCCCAAATGTAACCGTGATGCACAAACTCACCATCAAAAAGCCATATATCACGCTCCCCCTTTTTAGGCATCCGCTCACTGCAAGCCACCCAACCATCAGGAATCACCGGAGAGTTGCCACCCTGAACAGTAGGCATATCCGGACCTTTGCGAATCGCCCTGGCAAGATCGATTGGGTCGTCGTACAACCAGTCACCTGTTTGCGGATGATTGGCTTCTGCCAATTGTGCAGCCCACTCAAGGCCGTCTTTGTGTCCTTGCAGATAGTCCAGCGGTAACTCATCACTATTACTTACAGGTTCGGCCTGAAGCATGGCGGCGCGATAGGCGTTCCAGCCGACAGCTTTTCCGTGTTCAAACGCGCTGTCAAAGTCATCATCAATTTCCATCGCAGCGGGCACAGATACCGGCGCTGGCGGGGCGGTATAAAACTTCGTCCCCAGCGGAAACAACTTCATCGCTTTTTCTCCCTTAATGATGCGATAAGTTGATTTCCCGCCAAGGTCTACCGTTCCATCCATAATAAGGCCGTATCGCTTCTCTGAAACTTCACCAATAGGATCTGCTTCCAGTGATGCCAAAGCAATCCGTGCCACTTCCATTTGTTCGCTACGAGTAAGCCCGTTTTCAAGCGGATTTTTAATGAACAATTCAATACGTTCTTTGGTAATAGTGCTCATGGGTTAGTCCTCACCTTTCTGTTGCACTACCGGAACCGATAAATCGACGCACCAGGAGATAACGCCGAATTGATCATCGTTCTGCGCTTCACCCCAAACGTAATATTTTGATCCTGGCCGACCCATTGCCGGGTCAAATACTTCTATGCCGCGTTCTGCCGTTAACGACATCAGAATCTGATGCAGGCCGCCTTTGATGTTCAGTGACGGAACGGTCAGGAAGTAAATAAACCCGTAAAGCAATTCGGCCTTGCGCTGGCTTCCGTAAAAATACGGGATTTTGTAATAATCCAGCGCGTCGTCGAGCCAGTCTGTTTTGTCGTGGAATTTCTGATGCCAGCGTTCCACTACCTCATCGACAGGTTGACCGGCAACCATTGCAACGCAGGTAGCCATGCAGGTGTTAAATGTTGGCTGCATTTGATGTTGAAGCATCACTCCCCCTTACCGATGCCAGCGGCGCGGTCTATGCGTTCGATTTCAGCCAGAATTAAAGCCCCTGCTTTTACCAGGTTGCGACGGCGGGCATTTGGCTTCCACCATGAAGCATCCCAAGGCCACCCCCACGGCTTGCCACCATTGCGGTTAACAGTTCCTGTTTCGTTTATGTAACAAACCGCCGCCATTGCCAGTTCGCCGTTGCAGTGCTCGTCATCATGCTCAGGCGTCCATCCCTCAACTGATTGATGGCGTTGACGCTCTGCAATTACTGACTGAACGGCATTGGATAGCGATTTCACACCCTGCGCACGCACTTCAGCCAGGAAAGCGTCGGTGGCTGGGGTTTTGGCATTCTCCAATAATGCTATTGAATCCTGAGCGTCACAAAGACGTAATAGTGCGTCCATTTGCTCGCCATCAGCGTCATAGCTGAATAGACCATGATCATCATGATGTGCTTCCATATTTTCTGAGGCCTGCAGTATTCCAGACTTCAGCCCAGCATTCTCCACAGCCAGCGCCGCGCACTTGGCCTCAAGGTTATCAATCGTGATTCCAGCAGAACGACACTCCCGCAACGCCGTTTCTAGTTTTGATTCAAGTTCACCGAACTTACGGACAAGATATTCAGCGTTTGTTTCGTTAACCTTTAAATCTCGTGGAATGCACTTGCCACGCAGAAAACCTTCCATCTCAAATAATTTCATACCCCTGCCCTCCCCCAAACCATCAATACTCGCTTCATCGCCGCGCTGTTGCGGCACTCCTGGCAGATCACGTTTGCCTCTGTACGCTGCACCAGCTTCGAATTTCCCTTCGGCATAGCCGGGATTGTTTCTGGTGCGTATTTCATGCCGTAATCGGTCAGCCGATAAAGCCGCTGTCCGTGCTTGCCTTCGAACTCGATCAGGCCGTATGCCAGCAGCGTGCTTAACGGGCCGGAAATCTTTTTGGTGGTCATGCCGATCATCCTGGCAATGAAAGCACTATTCAGGCCCTGGTTATTACGCAGGGCTGCAAGAATCTGCCCACGAATTGTTATGGTCATGCTGCCCCCTTAGAACGGTAAGAATCCCACGTGAATGACAGAGTGCACCCGCCGCCATCGCTCATGCGGTCAAGAACGCGCTCGCCGATGAATGCTGCCAGCTCTTCCCTTGTCTGGTTGCTGATCAGGATGGTCGGCTTCATACGCTCATAACGGGTGTTGATGATTTCGAACATGATCAGCTTCTCGGCCTCGCTGCCGAACTGGACGCCAACTTCGTCGATGATCAAAAGGTCCGGAGTGGTGAAGTGCGCAATCACGTCGTTCTCGCAGCGCTTCGCTGTTTTCGACCACGTTGATTTGAATTCGCGGGCAATCTTCAGCGCGGTGGTGAAAATTACCGGGCTCTGGTGGTTCTCGATGACATAACGGGCGATCGCCAGGGCGAGGTGGTTTTTACCGGTTCCCGGCTTGCCGCACATCACCAGGCCACCACCCTGCTTCAGGCGCTCTGGCCACTTCGCGGCATACGCCTGGCAAACCCGCAGCGCGCGCTCTGACTCCTTCCCCACCGGCTGATAGCTTTCCAGCGTGCACGTTACAAAGCGCTCAGGGATTTCGAGCTGGCGCAGCAGGCGATCGATGTTCTGCTGGCGCGTGCGGTCTTCCCACCGCTTTTTCTCGTCATACAGGAAGGTCAGCTCATCGCGAAGGCAGCCCGGACAACGAGTCGGCGGTGACGGCAGCTTGATCAGGCTGCTGGTAAGCACGCGTTTACGCTGTTCGTACTCGCCATGTTTCTCGCAAAGCACTGTTTCGAAGACGGTCTCGCAGTTAGGGAGCTGCTCTGGAGGTCTACCAAGGACTTCCAGCATTTTTTCGATAGCGTCGATTTTTTCGAGCAGTTCCATACTCAGTCCCTCGCCCAAGATGGAATTTCAGTCTGGCCATAGTCCTTGCCAGCGAAATTTTCGGCAACTCGCGTCTGTTGGCGTGGTTGAGGCTTGGAACCCTTTGGCTCAAACAAGCCTTGCCAGCCATTGGCGATGCTCTGGTTAATAATTTCGTCAGGGGTGTAGCCGTTCAGCCTGCAGCGGTCGAGCAACTTGATAGCTTGCGTCACGGTCTGCTGAGACTTGATCGGCTTTTTCAGGTCACGACGGTATGCCACCCATGACGACCAGATTTCTGCAGAAAGCCAGTCAGGCAACTTAACAGCTGACGCATCGAACGAAACCGCCCGGGGGGATTTAGGGGGGTTATTAATATTGTCTTTATTGTCTTTTGTATGTTTGTCTTTTGTGTTTACCTGATTCGGGTAATAGGCGTTACCTGATTCGGGTAAACTTTTCTTACCTGATTCGGGTAAATTTACCTCTTTCGGGTAAACATTATTTTTCTTACCTGATTCGGGTAATGTTTCCCATTCGCTGACCACATTATTAATACCGATATTCCGCCCGCTCTGAATAAAAATCCCACGCTTTACCAGAACACTTTTTGCAGCTGAGCACTTATGCGGGAGAATTCCGGTCAGCTCCGAGATCTGCTCGTTACTGACCCAGTCAGATTTCTTATTGAAGCCGTATGTTTTGCGCATGACGGCCATGAACACCAAAAGCTGATGCTGCGACAAACCTGCATGCATGACAGCCTCCAGTAATTCATTAGCGATGCGCGTAAACCCGTCGTCGAGATCTGCCACGCGCTGCTCCTTAGGTGCCACGTCAGGCACAGGGAAATTGATTACTTCGGCAGTGTTTGCCATAATTGCTCCTGTGAATTGATCCAGTTAATTCCACCTGAAAGCCGTTGGTGTTCCAGCACCGCGGCTTTTGTCCTTTTTGCGTTCATGCTTCAAAATCTCCCTTCACTCCATCCCTGCTAGAAATCAGGATGGCGAGCAGCAGCGACATGTTCGGCACCAGGTTCTCCCGCCACCGGCTTACGGTTGATTTGTTCACGCCAGCTACTTCGGCGATCCTGGTTGTCCCAAGATCTGCGATTTGCCGCTGCACCCAGCTCTCAATTCGTCGTGCCTCCGCTTTGTTGCGTGTCGTTAAGGTCTCCATTTGCGATAATTCCTCTGATTTAATTGGTTATGGCCGCCGGTCAGGCGGCATGTGAATCTTGTTTAATTCGGTCAGGGTTAGCTGCTTGACGGAGCCATTCAGCCGTAAACTGCCCATTTGATGCGTCAGCCAAAAGCTGCGAATAGTTGGTTTTCTCTGTGTACTCAGTACGAGGCAGCGCCGCGTTCTTCACCCACTTGTGAATAGCAACGTTCGATAGGCCACACAGGCGAGCAGCAGCGGTTTGACCGCCTACAGCTTCGATTGCAAATTGCATTGGGTTCATAGTGTTTTCCGTTAACTATATTAACTACGAGTTAAGGTTATATCTTAACTGACAGTTATGTCAACTCTAATTGATAATTAACGAATGGTTAAAAAAGACGATTTAAAAGAAGAATTCTCGAAAAGACTTCGCGCTGCATTGCTTGATGCTGGCGTTGGTGGTCGTGGGCAGGCTGGTAGGATCAGAGAGGCTATGAAGTCCCAAGGAATTACTGTATCTGAGCCCGGGATCTGGAAATGGCTTAACGCATCAGCGATACCAGACCAAACCAATATCCTTGCCCTTAGCCGCTGGCTTGGGGTACGGCCTGAGTGGCTTGAATACGGAAGGAATGATCCCGAACCTGAACTGCGTAGGGAGTCATCTATCCCTCCAGAATCTGAATGGGGAACTGTTGACGCCTGGGATAAAAACACACCGCTTCCTGCTGACGAGGTTGAAGTGCCGTTTCTTAAGGATATTGAATTTGCGTGTGGTGATGGGCGTGTTCATAGCGAAGATCATAACGGCTTTAAACTGAGGTTCTCCAAGGCAACGCTCAGAAGGGTGGGTGCAAATAGTGATGGTTCTGGAGTGCTTTGCTTTCCCGCTTCTGGTGACAGCATGGAGCCCGTTATTCCTGACGGCGCAACGGTAGCAGTCGATACAGGCAACAAGCGGATTATTGACGGCGAACTCTATGCTATTAACCAGGGCGATTTAAAGCGCATAAAGCAGCTTTATCGAAAGCCTGGTGGGAAGCTATTAATACGAAGCATCAATCGCGATTATGACGATGAAGAGGCTGATGAGGCAGATGTCGAGATAATCGGTTTTGTGTTCTGGTACTCGGTATTGCGATATCGCCGATAATTTTAGTGGCCTGATGAGACGTTTGGGTGATGGGCAAGGTGTTCTGGTCGGCGCATAGCTGGTGAAAAAATTATTTAATGCGGTGTATTGGCTGATTGTAACCCCATGTAACATCTTGCCGTCACCATTTCGGTGGTTAGATTTTTAATAAAAAAAACAAATGTATAGCAAGGTTTTTTATGGATAAAATTAATTACCCACCCCTGTTTGAGCCAGGGTTCCATGACATGGATGAAGCTGGATTAAAATCGTATTGTGTCGATTGCTTTCCTTCATCATCCAGGCGAGGCATGCTATACTGTAATTTTATACAGCTACTCGAATCTATTCGAGAATTATCTGCTCAATATGGCTGTTTTACAGAAATATGGGTTGATGGTTCATACACCACGTCTAAACCAGAGCCTGATGATATTGATATTTTGTTGGTATGTGACTATAGCAATATAAACTCAATACCTGTCATGCTTCGGGGCCGCGTCGATAATTTGCTTGACCGAAACTACATCAAACAAAACTACAAAATTGATGTCCTACTACTCATGAAGAATTTAGATGACCCTAACTATGATTATGAGTACTGGCGTAGCTACTGGCGCGGTTGGTTTGGTTTTGATCGCAGTGAAAACCCGAAAGGGTTAGTGAGGATTTTTTTATGAATGATAAATCAATGTTTAAAAATTGCGATAAACGCATTGATTTAATTCAAAAAGAAGTCGATGCAATGAAGCAAAACAAAACCAGGTCCTTTGCTGACATGCTTCTTTATCGCTCCATGGATTCTCATCTGAGCGATTTGAAGGCCGAAAAATTAAAGCAAGATAGTCGGCACCCACTTATCGATTTTTTTGAGCTGCGGCTGAAAGGCTCTGAGGTTGACTTTGGCTCTATTCCTTTAGAGCTGCTTGGGGCTATTTCAACAAATCTTGCAGCGCTAATACAAAGAGCAACACACAAAATTGCCTCAGGCAAGGACTCAAAAAAAGTTCCCTACGACGTGAAAAGCTCCTTAAACCTCAGGCTGGCTGATTTATCCCCTGGGTCTACAAAATTGGGCGTCACCTTCTCTACAGGAATAGCAGAATTAGTAGAAACAGTACCCAGCAAGGCTGTAAAAGGCATATTCGATTTGTTGTTAAGCGATGACGACAACAACTTCATGAATCACGTCGCTGAAATTGGATACAATTCCACTGTAAGCCTTAAGAGAATCGTAGAGGAATGCGATAAACACAACTTAACATTTGATGCAAGTTGGACCGGTCCATTTAGTAATGGCACCAAGGTGGCAACTATTGACTCCAATAAAATTAAGTACTTGGTGAGTAGACTTACATCAACCATTTCATCCCCTCCCATTACTGAAACGGTTACAGGCGAACTGGTCGTTCTATCCAAATATGGGAAGCTGGAGCTTGATGTTGGTGGTGAACATTTAAAGGCTTCCTATCCGATTGAAATGCTAGATTTAATACAAAAAAAACACAAGGTCGGACAGATTGTTTCTCTTTTAGTGGAGACTACTGAGATTCACAATGATCGCATAGGTCTGTACCGTAAAAACCATCTTGTTAAATCGGTTCTTTAATATCTCACCCGGCCACCGCGCCGGGTTTTTTATTGCCCACCCATAAAGCCATCCTCCATTCTGCCGATAACTATCCAGCCTGAAGCTGATAACAATAACTATCGCAACACTACCTGCCCGCCCGTGCGGGCTTTTTTATTGTCCTTTCCGCACTATCTCAGCTGCATCCCTGTTCACACCCTTACCTATCACGTTTCCCGTTTCCTTCCGGTACCGTTCCAGCTTGTCGATGATGTTTTGCTGGGTCATAGGTAAATCTGCCAGTGACAACTCCATGACCGCCCGCCCCATGGCGTGAACCATCATGTTCACTCTTTCTTCATCCAAGTCCATTACCCACTCCTTTTTGATGTTTTTTTCAGCATAGCACGTACTGCACAAATCCATAACAGAACTAAATTAACCAATAAATCATAACCTTAATAACCAATGGCAAAATAATTAACCAACGGTTATTGACTGAAAATAACCATTAGTTAATAATCAGCTCATCGAAACGAAACATCGACAGCTGAGCGAAGTTAGCCAGCAGCGGACAGCAAGTCGCCTGCTTTTTAACAACATGCAAAGTCGGAACAGCACTCAGTAATCCTGTTTAGACCCCAACGTACAAATTCGGCGCAGCACCGGGCGCGATCCGGTCGGTGTGAGGCTACCCCCTCGCGAGAGCGATAAAGGCGTGGGAACGGGCAACACTGGCGGGATGAGAGGTGCGAAGCGCAAACAGATTTATTCCAGTCCATTCGAAGTTGAGTGGGCTGGGCTGAATCACAAGAGGATTTTTTATGACTCAGACATACATTCCGGCGTGTTTAAGAGACCTTCCTAAGAAGCGTCAGAAGCCACGCAAACAGGCGATTAAAGAAGCGCAAGTGGAAGTTCTGAATAAGGCAATCGCATCGATAAAAGACGATATGCGTGCGTTCAAAACAGAAGAGCAGCGTCGCGGTCATTACCAGGCGATCAGCACACTCTCACAGATTCGTGATGAGTTGTAGAAGCTGATAGATAAAGCATTTCTCCCGCATCAGCGGGTAACTAAGTGGAGAGTACGTATGCACAAGTGTCAATTCTGTGGGTACTTTCTGGCATCTGAAGAGATGCAGAGAATATCTGTAAACATGGTTGGCAGGCCTTACAACATCTGCATTCCATGCTCAGAAAAGTACAAAAAGAAAGGCCTGTGGGATTCGGCAAAAAACGATATCGACTGGAAATCACTTCCATGCGTCGATGAGACATAACCGCATCAGCGGGTAACGACAGAGGGTAAGTCAATGATTCGTCTTAACAACGAAATTAAAAATCAGCTATGCCATAACCTGCTTCTCGCATCCCCATTGTTTGAGAAAGCGAAAGCTGCGGTTAATGAGAGGGCGAAAATTGTTGAAGAAATTCGACAGGCATTGCTCAAGCAGGAAAACACTAGCGATGAGCAAATAACTAAGGCTCGGGAAGATTTCAAAGATAACTCCTTCATCAAGATGCAGGTCGGCGCTAAAACTGCAACTTTAAAGGTCATTATTAATGGTGAGTATCACGAATTAGCCAGGAACGGTTTGGATCATCGCTATCGCCACCGTGGAAAACATATTGGTAAGCACGATCTTGAAAGCGACCTGTTCTTCGGAGCTTCCTTCGCGCCTGTAATTGATTCGGGTTTCGTTCCTGAAAGTTACAGCACGCTGAAGAAAGTTGGAAAATTACACGACCGACTCACTGAATCGACGGTAACCATCAACGTTCTTTACGATGAAGTTGATGCCTTCCAATTGCAGGTTAAAGGTGCTCTAACCAAAGTCTCAACTGTTAAAAAACTGGCTGAGATGTGGCCTGAGGCAGTGCCATATTTGCCTGAGGTGGAACGCCGTGAAGCGACCAGCACCGCACTTGCCATTCCCGTTGAAACGCTAAACGCCCTTTGCGGCATACCAAAGAATGAATGACCCGCTCCGGCGGGTTTTTTATCGGCCATACATAGGCAGATTTTCGAGTCTGCCCATTTATGACAACCGGCGGCCATCCACCGCCCATTGAAACACTGAATAAATGCGTTGAAGTCTTGTATTAACCGTTCCGTTCGCCGCGATAAGGCCAAGAGGAAATCATGGTAAACCAGCACTACGGTACACAGACAGTAAACCGCGGCGCAGTTCAGCCGGGGATGCTCGTCAAACACAAGGATTCAACCTGGACGGCATCAGCTAATGCTCGTGGTCGTTTGTATCTGCATCGCGGCGTTGAGATGACTTACACCAGGGATTTGCTGGTTGAAGTTTATCTGAACGGTCTGGGGAATGGCCTCAGCCATTAACGGAGAGTTGCCAAAACACTTTAAGGACAGGTGATGAAAAAAGAATGTGGTTATTGCCACAAGCCTGTTGAAGAAGGCGCAGAAGTAAAGAGCACCTTGCTCTATCTCAACGGTTCGCAACTGGCACAGAAAGAAAAAGAATATTGCTCTAAGCAATGCGCTGAATACGACCAGATGGCGCACGAAAGTTAAATAGCAGTCCTGAAATATGAAATGAAAAATTCGCCATTAATTTGGCGCGGCTTCTTACACCCTTAATTTAACAACTGGAGATTTTATGGAAATCGTAAAAATCGAAATGAACCTGAAAGCAGTGAATAAAGAAGTGGCTGCATTCAACTGCGAGAAGAAAGTATCAGGCGTTATTCACTCAACTACAAACGGTGAAACAACAGTCATTCTCGACGGTGGCTATGTGCTTGGCAAGTTTTATTGCCCGCACTGCGCCATTGAGGAGATCAGCTTGCTGGTACTCAAAATCAGCGATAGCGATTACGCCGGCTGGGGAACCTACCGTACATACAAGCAAGATTTTATGAATGAGGCGATCGTAGCCGTCAGTTAAGCGAAAGCCCACCGAAGTGGGCCCGCCATGTCCGGCCTCACCGACCAAAGTTACACCGGAAACAACATTAAAACCAAAGTTAACCCAATGGACGCTATCAATGGTCCGGGGATTCTAACACCCAAAAATGAGGATCTCACATGGAATTCTTTAATGTGGTTAAAGCCACTCAGAAATCCGGAAAGCAAGATGCAGTGGTCTGGTTCACTGCTAAAACCGAGGCTCGCGCCAATCTGATGCTGGATGTTGCGCTGGAAGATGCAGGTATCGAAACAGGTCTGGGTAAGGACTACGCCAAACCAATCCGCACCGATTTCCCGGTATATGACGACCTGCCGGAAGAAGGCGCAGTGGATTACACCTGGTGCAAACGCTACGAACTGCAGAACGATGACCGCACCTGGATGCCAAAAGTCACAGCTGAAAACTCTGACGAGAAAACGGCTCAGACCGTTGATAGTCACATAACTACTGAGTCAACGCTGCCAGAAACCGCTGGCATCACGCTGGACGAACACGACGACGACTCAACCCTCTACCCGGTAGTGCAGATGCCGTTTCGTAAGCAACTGCTTTCCCAGTTCACCGCCGACGAACTGCGCCACCACGTAACCCGCGAAGAGTACGAAGCTATCGGCGCGCTGGAGATGGACACTGATAACAGTTACGTCCAGAACTTGCTGTTAGCTGCTGAGAACTGCCCGGACGTGAAGGGTTACGACACCAAAGACCTGTGGCGCTACACCGATGCCATTCGCAAAGTGTTCAGCCAGGACAAGCGTCACGAACTCGCGCTGGTACTCCGTTTCACCAGAATGTGGGCGGCGACTGATTACATTGACCGTGGCATCCTGGCGCGTGAATGGGCTGCCGGTAATCACATCAGTAGTGTTCAGCGTACTGATTCCGGAACCAATGCCAACGGCGGTTACGTCACTGACCGTGGACCTGATGCATACCACACACTGGACACTCTCGATTTAGAGATTGCGTGTGCCCTTCTGCCTATGGACTTCAACCACTTCGAGATCCCGGGCAGCATTCTTCGTCGCGCTAAAGAAATCGTGACCAAAAAAGAAGAACCATGGAAATCATGGAGCAACATCCTGCGCAATCAGCCTGGCGCTCTTGGCGTTAACCGCACGGCTATTTTTAACCTGGTACGTATCGCGCCGGAAAATATTCATCTAACCCCTGTCGCTCACCTGGAATTTGTTAACCAGACCATGACTGCTGAATTCAACTCTGCGGTTGAGTTATTGCCGTTGCATGAAGCTGAAGTAGCAACTCAGGAAATTCACCAACCTGAAAGTAAGGAGTCTCCGCGCAAATCCTTCTGCACTCACGAAGAGAACCTGCAACGCGTGCGTGAAGAAGGAGCACGCCGCCGCGCAGAGGAAGCTGCGGCACAACCGCAGAAAGTCGAACAAGAACTGGTTAAAAATGTCGGCAACGGAATATTCGACGTTACGGCTTTGCTGCAGAACTCAGCTACTCATGGCACGAAAAAGGCTACGGAGACCACCAGCAATGTGCAGGTTCAAGAAACTGTCAGTGATGAAAAACAAGCTGGTACTGAAGTGCAGTCAGGCAAAAGCAGTATGGAAACTGGTGAAGAATCAGATACCAGCCAGCAAGCCGATGTAAACCAGAATACGGATTCTGTCGCCCAAAATAGCGATTCTGTAAACCAGACTGAACCAGTTTTGGCACAAACCGAGCCAGATGCCCAATCTGACGAACCAGCTGTTGTTTACCCCGCTTACTTCGAGCCAGGTCGCTATGAAGGTCTGCCGAACGAGGTTTATCACGCAGCGAACGGGATCAGCAGCACGCAGGTAAAAGATGCCCGCGTTAGCCTGATGTACTTCAACGCGCGCCACGTTGCCAAAACGATCACCAAAGAGCGTTCTCCGGTGCTGGACATGGGTAACCTGGTTCATGCACTGGCGTTGCAGCCAGAGCAGCTCGATGAGGAATTCAGCGTTGAACCGGTAATTCCGGAAGGCGCATTCACCACGACGGCAACGATCCGCGCGTTTATCGATGATTACAACGCAGGTCTGCAAGCGCTGCTGAGTGCAGATGAGATCAAAGCCTTGCTCGAAGAATACAACGCCACTCTGCCAGCACAGGTGCCGCTGGGTGGTTCAGTCGAGGAAACTGGTCAGAGCTATATGTCGCTTCCTGAAGAGTATCAGCGTATCGAAGCGGACCAGAAGCAGACCGCAGCGGCGATGAAAGCCTGCATCAAGGAATACAACGCCACTCTGCCAGCACAGGTGAAAACCAGCGGTAGCCGTGATGCGTTACTCGAGCAGCTGGCAATCATCAATCCTGACCTGGTGGCCCAGGAAGCGCAGAAGCCGCAACCGCTGAAAGTGTCCGGTACCAAATCAGACCTGATACAGGCCGTGAAGTCTGTTAATCCGGACGCCGTCTTCGCCGACGAATTGCTGGATGCCTGGCGTGAGAATCCGCAAGGAAAAGTGCTGGTCACCCGCCAGCAACTGTGCACCGCGCTGAATATTCAAAAAGCGCTTCTGGCACACCCGACCGCCGGCATGCTGCTGACCCACCCTAGCCGAGCCGTTGAGGTGAGCTACTTTGGTTTTGACGAGGAGACGGGCTTGGAAGTTCGTGTGCGCCCTGACCTTGAGATCGACCTGGATGGCGTGCGTATAGGTGCAGACCTGAAAACCATCAGCATGTGGAATGTTAAGCAGGAAAGCCTGCGCGCCAGGCTACACCGGGAAATTATTGAACGTGATTATCACCTGAGCGCGGCTATGTACTGCGAAACCGCAGCGCTGGATCAGTTCTTCTGGATTTTCGTCAACAAAGACGAGAACTACCACTGGATCGCCATCATCGAGGCATCCGCTGAACTACTGGAGCTGGGTATGCTCGAGTACCGCAAAGCGATGCGCAATATCGCAACCGGATTCGACACAGGTGAATGGCCAGCGCCAATCACTGCTGACTACACCGACGAACTGAACGACTTCGACCTGCGCCGCCTTGAAGCGCTGCGTACTCAGGCATAAGGGGAATGATGATGGAAAACACGAATATCGTAACCGCTGAACAGCAGACTCCAAACACGATCTCAGCCAGCAATGCCATTTTCAACGTGCAGGCTTTAACCCAGCTTCAGTCTGTCGCCGGGTTGATGGCACAGGCAGCCGTAACGGTGCCTGAGCACCTCCGCGGCAATCCGGCAGACTGCATGGCCATCATCATGCAGGCGATGCAGTGGGGTATGAACCCTTACGCCGTGGCGCAAAAGACGCACCTGGTTAACGGTGTCCTGGGATACGAAGCGCAACTGGTTAATGCGGTGATCTCCAGCTCAAACGCCATCGTTGGCCGCTTTCACTATGAGTACGAGGGCGACTGGTCGAAATGTGCCAGCAGCCGCGAGATAACCGTTAAAAAGCCTGCGAAAGGTGGCGGGACGTACGACAAGAAAGAAATGGTACGCGGTTGGGAAAGTGCTGATGAACAAGGACTGTCGGTACGGGTAGGTGCCGTTATTCGCGGTGAAAGTGATATCACCTGGGGAGAGCCTGTTTTCCTCTCCAGCGTAATCACACGTAATTCTCCACTTTGGGTATCAAACCCGAAACAGCAGATCGCTTATCTGGCACTCAAATACTGGGCGCGCCTGTATTGCCCTGCAGTTGTTCTTGGTGTGTACACCCCTGATGAGATTGAACAGCGCACAGAAAAAGAGATCAACCCAACGCCGCAACGCGTTAGCCTGGCTGATATCTCAGGTGACACCGTCACAACCACGCAAAGCGCACAGGAATCGTCGGTAAATGTCGACTCTCTTGCCGATGATTTCCGCGAACGCATCGAATCTGCTCAGGACGTGGATAGCGCCAAATCGCTGCGTGCCGACATTGAAACGGCGAAAGCTACGCTGGGATCCGCACTATTCACCGAGCTGAAAAACAAAGCCGTAAAGCGTTATTACCTAGTGGATGCACGCAACAAGGTTGAGGAGGCTATTAAATCCCTGCCCCAGCCCGACGAGCCGCATGCAGCCGAACGGTTCGCTGAAGCCGAGCGCATGCTTGCATCTTCAAAGCGTCACTTAGGCGATGAACTGCACGATCAATTCAGCATCACCCTGGCGGATATGAAACCGGAATACGTGGCCTGACGAGACCGGGAGGGGTAACCCTCCCTCAAGGAGATTATATGCGACTGATCAATCGAGGAAGTAAGCAATCACCTTTAGCTCGCCAAGCATGCGACATCGCGCTGGCAGCTCACTTGCAAACATATGGCGACTATGGGCGAAGCAAGATGAAAGAGACTTATACGGTGAAGGTTGAAGGCGTGAAAGTCTGGGTGGAGGTGGTGAACCGAAAGGCGAGCTACGTGGCCACAGCGATGACCGGCATGCGCCGTCTCCGCTCCCTGCCCGGGCAGGTTGGTTGAAAAAGATTTTGAATGGCCCGAACGGGCAACTGGAGAGAGCTATGGATGATATTTTGGTAACGTCAGACCTGACCAGTCGCTACAAAATTTCACGCAAAACCCTTTGGTCATGGCAAAGTGCAGACACAATGCCTCGGGGCTTCGTATGCCCGTTCCCACCCCCTGACTGGCCCGGCAACCCTAACCGCTGGCGCTCTGAGTCAATCAAAGAGTGGGAGGATAAAAAGAAGATAAATTAACTGAAGGGCTCTCCGATGATCTCTTCAAGATGGCTCTGCCAAACGCGGAGCCAGTGTTTCTGATCATCGATATAGTCATGAAGGTTGTAATGCGCCATAACCCCCACCATCTGATGCCCGAGCAGCTTTTCAATTACGTGCGGCGGGCAACCTAACTCAGAGAGATTTGTGGCTATCGTCCGCCTCATATCATGAAGCGACCACTCTGCCATACCTGTTCCATTCCAAATAGAACGGGCGTAATTGGATGCCACAGGTGAATGAACGGGCGAATCTTTGATCCCGCCATCAATTTTACGTTGTGAAGTCACCAGGTGATTGGTGTTTATTTTCTTGAGGTGATTTCTGACCAGGTTAACGGCGGCGTCTGAGAGCCCCCTTCTAATATGTACCCGAGTTTTATAACTGCCCGCAGGCACGACCCACTCATTATCATCCAATCGAAACCATGATCTCTCACTAAGTCGAATCTCAGCCGTACGGCATCCGGTAAGCATAATAAATTTCACCAGGAAAACGGACTCTATCGACATATGGCTTTTCAACCACTGATAGATTTTGCGCAGATCGTCATCGTCCATCCTGCGAGTTCTCTTTTTAGGCTTTTGCCCGACATCAGATGGCAGTAATCCCTCGAGTGGGTTTGAGGCGATCACACTTCTGTTAACGCAGAACCTAAACGCCCGTTTGCACAGCGAAAGCATGTAATGAGCCATCACCCTGCTTTCTATAGAATCGAAGACGTTGATCCAGTGCATTTTCGCTGTGTTATCGACTTTGACATTCTTCATCGGTTCGGCGATATGTTTCTCAAACACCTGGCGATAGTAATCGACTTTAACTAGCCCGTTAGCGATACAGTGCCTTTCAATCCAGTAATTGAACGCTTCGGCAACGGACATCGCTTCCTGTCGGGTCTGCTTATCCAGCTTCACCTGCTCTCGCGGATCCAGTCCCTCAGTTAACCAGTTTCTGAATTGTTGGCGACGCTCTCTTGCCTGGGTGATACTCATTGCAGGATAATCACCAACATTGAGTTTTACCGCTTTACCGGCCCAGCGATACCGATAGAAAAATGATATTTTTCCGGCCTGGCTGATTCTGGCGTTGAGCCCGTGCGAATCAGAAATAATCTCGATATCATCTCTTTTCTTGCCGAGCGCCTTCCTGAGCTTTGTGTCGGTGATCAT